GGCACCTATGGCCCGCCTTCCACTGGCTCATCCAGCAGTGCCGACCCGCTGTCGTCGCTGGTGAGCAAGTTGCAAGCAAGGACGGCCTCGGTTGGCTCGACCTTGTACAAGCTGACCTGGAAGGAACGGGCTACGCCAGCAGGGCGGTTGATCTCTGCGCTGCGGGCGTCGGCGCGCCCCACATCAGACAACGGCTCTGGTGGATCGGAGAGCGGTTGGCCGACGCCGACCAGCAACAACGGAACCGGAGCGGGGACGCAGGGCCGGGAGGGCGGGGAGAACCTGCAAACGTCCGCACAGTTGGCCGGTTGGGTGACGACGACGACGAGGGACTGGAAGGACAGCGGAACGGACATCAAGCCGAGGGCGGACGGGTCGGAGCGGTTCGACCAGTTGCCGAGGCAGGCGAACTTGGCGGGGTGGGGAACTCCGGCAGTGTCGGACGACAATCACAGCCGTCGCAGCTACGAGAGCATGGAAACGGAATGGAACCGGGAAGGCGGGAGCAAGTCCTGCGTCTCGAAGCAGGCGGTGATGTATCTGTCGGGCTGGCCGACGCCGATGGCCGGAACACCAGCACAGAACGGCAACAATGCGGCGGGGAACAACGACAGCAGCCGGAAGACAGTCGAAGCGATTACGGGAGTGGCGCAGCCGGCCCGACTAACGGTCACTGGCGAGATGCTGACTGGCTCTTCTGCCGGGATGGAAAGTGGCGGCCAGTTGAACCCGGCACATTCCCGCTGGCTCATGGGGCTCCCGCCCGAGTGGGACGATTGCGCGCCTACGGTAACGCGATCGTCGCGGACTGCGCCCAAGCCTTCATCGAAGCGTATCTCGACACCCTCGAAGAGCGTTTTCGATTGACCGAAGTGTCTCTTTTGTCCCCCAAAGAGGACGTATTCTCATGACAAAAGTCCATGTTTCCGATCACGCGCTGGTGCGGTGGCCGGAGCGTGTCGAAGGGCTCGACATGGAGGCGCACCGGGCAAAGCTGGCCGAGATCGCGCAGCCCTACGCCGATCTGAAAGTCAAGCACGCCTTCGTTGGCGGGGTGTGGCTGGTGTTCCAGGACGCCGTTCTGGTGACGGTCACGCCGACCAAGCCGGTACGGGACGCCTACGTCAAACACGACCGCCACAGCGTCAACGGCACGGCAACGTGGCAGGGCGATCCGCGGCACTGGAAACACAAGAAACGGAGGGGCGGCAAATGATCAAGACTATTCACGCCGACGTGGAAACGAGAAGCCCGGTCGATCTCCGCAAACAGGGGGCCTTCGTCTATTTCGAGCATCCCGATACGACCGTTCTCATGATGGCCTATCGTCTGGACGATCAGCCGATCCGTATGTGGACCTATGATCAGCCTTGTCCAGATGATTTACGGGCCGCTCTCGAAGGCAACGCGACAATCGTTGCCTATAACAGCCAATTCGAGACGCTGGCCTTCGATCTGCTGGCGGATCGCAAAGGATGGCCTCGTGTCAGCTATGACCGCTACGTCGACACGGCCGCTGCTGCGGTCGCGATGGGCCTGCCTCGCGCACTTGGTGATCTAGCGGAAGCCCTCGGATTGCCCGTCCAAAAAGATAAAGAAGGCGGCCGCTTGATCCGGCTCTTCTCCATGCCGCGCCGCCCGCGTAAAGGAGAAGACCCGACCGGGCTGTATTGGAACGAGCCCCAGGACCACCCGGAAGACTGGCAGAAATTTCTCAGCTATTGCGCGCGGGACGTAGAAACCGAGGAAGCGGCAGCCGAGCGGCTGGTCCCGCTATCCGACTTCGAGCAACAAGTCTGGCTGCTCGACCAGAAGATAAATAGGCGCGGCGCGCGGGTAGACAGGATCAGCGCCGTCGCCGCTACGAACCTTGCCGAGAAAGCGAAGAAGGCCCTTGATCGGGAAATGCGGATCGCCACAGGCGGCTATGTCCCGGCCTGTTCCAACCCCGGAAAGTTGATTGAATGGGTCCAAGCCCAAGGCGTTGCGCTGGACAGCGCAGCGAAAGCCGAGATCACCGATTTGCTGGAACTCGACGACCTGCCTGACCATGTTCGCCGAGCGCTGGAGATCCGACAGGAAGCCGCGAAAACGTCCGTTGCCAAGTTGACGTCGATGATATCCCGCGCAAGCCCCGACGATCGTATCCGCGGCGGCTTCATGTATCACGGCGCGTCAACGGGGCGTTGGGTGTCGACCGGAGTTAATCTGGCGAACTTGCCGAGACCCCGCAAGATCTTCGACGACACGAAGCCAAACCCCGAGCAACTGTTCCAGGCGTTTCGGCAGGAAGACCCCGACCTGTTGCCCTTCCTCTACGGCCCCGAACTTGGCCGCCCCCTGCATCTGCTCTCCGACGCGATCCGCGGCTTCATCATCGCCGCACCGGGCCACGAGTTCGTTCAGGCCGACTATTCCAACATCGAAGGCAACGTCATCGCATGGTCGTCGAACGAGGAGTGGAAGCTGAAGGCGATCCACGAGCTGAACGCCGACCCGTCCTTGCCGGACATGTATCGGCGCACCGCCGCCGCGATCCTCGGGCTGACCACAGAAGAAGTGACGAAGAAGCATTGGGCGCGTCAGGCGGTCGGGAAACCGGCAGAGCTTGGCCTAGCATACGGTGGAGGGGTAATGGCCTTCGTTACCTTCGCTCGGGCCTACGGGGTGAAGCTCGACAGCATCGCCGCGAACATCATCGCGCAGGCCGATCAGGAACGCATCGAGAAGGCGACGAAGCGCTATGAAGGGCAGGCCAAGCGCGGTCTGTCGGGAACGGTCGAACTGTCCCGCGACGCCTGGATCGCCTGCGAGATCGTCAAGCTTGGCTGGCGCACACAGAACGCGGCCATCGCGCAGTCATGGAAGGATCTGGAGAACGCGGTTCGCGAGGCCGTCGCTTCGCCGGGCCGGATCGTGGGTGCTGCCAAGGTCGACTATCTGTTCAAGAATGGCTTCCTGTGGGCGCGGCTGCCGAGCGGCCGATGCCTGGCGTATGGCACGCCGAAGCTGAAGGCTCAAGTTTGGGCGAAGGTCAAGCTGGACGACGGAACATGGTCTGACAGCGAGGTCATGGACAAGGAAGCCGCCGAGGCTGGCGAGGTGAAGGGGACGGTCAAGATCGAGGGAGCCACCTCGGACAAGGTCACGGTGCTCGGCGTCGACAGCAAGACGAAGAAGTGGAGGCGCTACGGGCTGTACGGGGGCCTTCTCGCCGAGAACAATACGCAGGCGATCGCCCGCGACATTCTGGTCAACGGCATGTTCAAGGCGGAAGCTGCGGGCTATCCGATCATAGCCACAGTTTACGATGAAATCCTGACGGAAGTGCCGATCGGCTACGGCGATCTGGCCGATTTCGAAAGACTGATCTGCGAGCTGCCGTCGTGGGCTGCCGGGCTTCCGCTGACCGCTGGCGGTTTCCGTTCGAAAAGGTACAGGAAGGATTAATTTGTCTTCTTTGTCCCTTTACAGCGCGGTACAAACGTAATACGTTTTGCATCAGACCAAGCCAACGAAGGAGACAATCATGCAGACCCATAACTTTGCCGATTTCTTTGCCCGCTCCAGTGACGTGCTGCCGGAAGAACACGAGCTTCTGAAGGCGCTGGAGCGGTTGCCCGCTGTGAGTGACGTCGGCCCTTGGCTTGCGGGCGGGGCTCTCCGGCGCACTCTGTTGCGTCAGCCTCTCGACAGCGACTTCGATTTCTTCTTCGCCTCCGAAGGCCAGTTCAATCTGTTCTGTGAGCGGATCAAGGCCGCTGGCGGCTGGCAGGTGTCGAAGAACGAGCACAGCACGACTTTCCGGCTGCCTTCCGTCGCGCCGAAGTCGATCGGCGAAGATGAGTTCAGCGAATATCAGCCTGAGATCGAGGTTCAGGCGATCACGACGCAATGGTACGACAGCCTCGAAGCGGTGCTGGACAGCTTCGACTTCACGCTCTGCCAGTTCGGTTTCGACGGTGTTCGTCTGGTCTGCGGCGACTATTCGCTGTGGGATCTCGGTCGCAAACGGCTCGTGCCGCACCGCCTGACCTTTGGCACAGCCAGTATGCGCCGCCTGCTGAAATACACCAATCAGGGCTATACCATCTGTGCCGGCGGTCTGTCCGAGATCCTGCGGCAAGTGGTCGAAAAACCCGACATCATCCAGGCTGAGACACAGTATCTCGACTGACAACAGGAGCACCGATGCCCCGCAAGAAATCCAAGGCCCCGCAATACGGGGTTCCGACCAATTCCGTCACGGTTCGCATCCCGGCCAAGCTGCACGAGGCCATCAAGGTCCGGGCAAAGAAAGACCGCACGACCAAGAGCCGCAAGATCGTCGAGCTGTTGAGCGACGCGATCGGCCCGACCGAAGAACCTGGGAGTGTTTTCGGATGAGCGACGACCTGAAGCCCTGCATATTCTGCTTCGGCGAAGGTGTTCCGGTCACTAGGAGCGGCCGAAAAGGCGCAACGCCTTTCACACAATCTCGCTACTTCCGAGGCCACATAAAATGCAAGAAATGCAAGAAATGCAAGAAATGCGGCTTCACAAGCCCGGAGAAAAGCAATCCGAAAGCTATGGCAGCCGCATGGAACCGTGGCGCAAAGGTGCCGTCATGATCATCGACGACATCCGCGCCCGCTACCCGGCCCTGTCCGGCGCGCTGTATTTCTACGAGCCGGGCCAGCCCGTCACGCTGGAAATGATCGACGCCCAGGGCAAGAGCTTTTCGTTCACGGCGCCGACCGTGGCCGAAGTGATTGCCCAGGCATTCCCTGAACTGACACCCACGGAGCCCGAGCCGGAAGCACCGGCGGCTTCAGTTTTTGATTAAGGAGACGACCATGACTGACAAGACAGGTGGACCCGCTTTCCCGAAGACCGGGAGCTACAACCCTGACACATCCACCGACTACGATAGCTACGATCAAGACGGCATGACCCTGCGCGACTACATCGCCACGCACGCACTTTCCGGCATGTTGCCGAACGATCACGGCGGGTTCAAGGATTGGGGCTGGTATGCCGAGGCTGCATACAGTCTCGCAGACGCGATGCTGGCTGCCCGCAGCACAACCTGATTTTCCACGCCCTCACTGTATCTTTTGTATCCAATGGAGACGACCATGAAATTCTTCACACTGATCCGCACCGGGACGCTGCAACGCGAGCGTTCCCGCATCGCCGCCAAGCGCGGCCA